AGAATTTAATTTATCATCTTTCTTCTTTTTTGCTTGACGCATATATCTCATCTTCATTGCGTCAATATATCTTAATTCCTGTATTCCTTCTTCTGGTTTCTTTATATCAATTATTTTATGATAGTATATTCTTCCATCAATATACCAATTCCTATAAATTTCGTGTGCCTTTTTATCAAAATCTAATAAGTCTTTGATATATTTAAACTCATCTCTTACCTTTTTCTTAATACCATCACTTGCATTTAAATGATCTAAATCAATTTCAACAGGACTGTCATTTGTATCAGATACAATTGCTTCATTTACAATATCTTCAATGGCACTATCCGCTTCTGGATGAAGTGCCATTTCACGATATCTCTTAATAAGATCAAATTCAGTTCTAAAAACACCTTCAATATCTACATATGAACCAAAAAAACCACTACTCATATAGTGATCAGACCCGTCCTCGTTATTTGGAGGAACGGGTGAGACCGCAGTTGGAGATAGTGGTTCATTGTCCTCTATCGAGAACCCAAATAATTTGGCCATAATTAATTTAAAAGTTTATCCTATTACTATTTAGCTACCCATTTGGAGACCCTGCTCCAGTTAAGGAGAAGGAATTAACCTGGAATTCAACTGTAAATTCTTCAATTGCATCTGAAGAATCATATGATAGGTCAATTGGTGAAACAGCAGTTGGGAAAATATCGATAAATTCATACTCTTTAAGTACTGAATTTGCTTCTCCATTATCAACTGCAGTATTTCCAGCAGTACCAGGTGATGAACCTCTACCTAATTGGAATACTTTCGCATTAACCATATATGCATTTGGGTTAACATTACCTATATTATCGCTCAATTTCGCCATTTTTTCAACCCATTGTTCCATAGCATTTCTAATCTGGAAGTTTTCATCGTTAATAACGGTGACACTCCAAGGTTCAACTGTTCTGTCTCCAGCTACTTTGAAAATACGACCCCTGAATGGGATATCAATCTGTGCAATATTTGAAGCAGGTAATGTTGCTGCTTTGCAAAGATAAGTGAAAGTTCGTTGAGCATTTTCGGGCCAACTAATTCCTTCAGGTAATGTCGCTAATTCAACTTCAAATAAATTAGGTCTTGCACCACCGCCCACAAGCTGGGACTTGAAATTTGCGATGGTTTTTACTGGTCTGGATGTTGCCATTTTTTAGGATCCTCCTGTGAAATATTTAGAGTTAATTAAACCCTGCCCACGACCTCTTCAAAGCTAACACCTGTACGTGTAGCAACGAAGGTCAAGGTAATGTAATTGATACTCTTCGCAGGCTTCAGGAAGATGTCTGCTCGGAATTCATTATTATCAATAACATCAGGAGTGTTATTTGTGGTGTCACAAACAACAAGGAATCCGTAAAGTCCTCGTTTTGCCTGAATGTCACGAAGATATGGTTCAACGATGTTTCTAAAGTTTGCTCTTGTTAACTCATCGTTAAGTTCAAAGAGTTGAGCCTGTGCTGCTTTCTCAAGTGCTTGCTCAATTGTAAGGAACAAACGACGAACGTTAATTCTATCAAATGCAGATGCGTATGATAGTGCAGTCTTATCACCGAATAGAATTGTTCCTACACCAGGTGTGGTTACGAAGGAGTTAATTCTTTGTGGATAAGTCTTGTCTCTTTGTGCCTTTGTTGGATTGTATGCAAGTTTAATACCATTATTAAGTACACCTCTTTGCTGACCTGCTGGTGAGAACCAAGGATAAGCAGTGAGACTTGTGCGACACATCATTCCAGCAACGTCTGCGTTACAAGGAATGTATCTGAACTCATTATTAAATCTATCATAAGTGTACTTGTAACCACTATCGAACACACCGTAAGATGAAGAACTTAATGGTGAGAAGAAGTTAATTACGTTATTTGTCTGCGTAGTTGTGTTTGTTACATTAACTACGTTTGCTCTATGAGGACTGATGACTGCCATGCAATCTTTTCTGTCTCCAGCAATTGCAAGTAATTTATTTGCTTTTGCTTGAGAATGATCTTCAGTGGTACAACCAGGTCCCATGATTAGGTAGTCAACCTCAATTTCATCCTTGTTAGCGAATAGATCGTAGGATGTCATTAAGTTGGAAAGTTCTGCTCCCATTCCACCAGTAGCACTGTAATCAACACCACCACCTAACTTGTATGTTACATTTCCAAGTGAGGAGAATGTGATGTCTTGTGCGTTTTGACCCCAAAGTGCGTCTCCAGTTGAAACTGGTACACAAGTTGTTCCAGCAAATCCAGTTGCTCTTGGAGCAGTACCCCAATGAGTATCTGTTGCTTGTGATGGATTATATCCTGCATAGACATATTGTGAATTGTCTGCAAGATAATTCTTATAGTAGTTCTTATCAGGTGCATTTACATTTGATACACCATCTTTTGCCTTAGATAAGAATGTATGACTCTCAAGAGTATTACCCTTGATTCCTGTTACATTACCCTCATCATCAACAATTACTACATGCATTCCATCATTCTTACCACCTCTATCTGTTGTATAAACATTAGAGACTGGTTTAGGTGCGATGGATTTCCAGAAGATTGTTGCATTAGTTAGTCCTAACTTCTGCTCATCATACCAATCTGTTTTACTTGCAACACTTGGTGATGTTCTTACTGCACCATCTGTGCCTGTAATATGAATTGTTCCTGTCTTGAATTCAGCATAAGAGGAACCTTCCTTATAATCCATGTAAGTTGTTGTTCCACCGATTGTTACCAATGTACTAAAGGTAACAGCAGCACCAGCAGCAACACTTGAACTGTTAACTACAGCACCAAGAGTAACAAAAGTGTCTCCGATAGCAACAACATCATGACTTGCATCAGTACCAGCTACAGTACTAATTCCTGGTAGGATTGCTTTCAGAGTAGTATTTGCTCCTGTTGAAAGTCCAGCAAGACTGAATGAGTATATTCTGTTAGTAGCAGCAAGACCAGCATTAACTGTTGTTGATGCAAGTGATACTGAATACTCTGTACTTGATGATGATACTCTTGAAGTAAGTTTTACATCAATTGTACTATTACCACCAATAGTGTCAGTTTTAACACCAGTAACGATACCTTTAATGTATCCTACGAATCCTGATGTTGAACCTGCACCTGGAATGGAAACTTTATTTGCTTGAGTACCTAAAGCAGCAGTTACAGCGTAACCAATCGTTACACCAAGACCAGCAAGGTTTACAGTAGTAATTCCAAGTGTTTGATCTGCAAAATCATCAATTGTACAAACCTTAATACCATTACCCCATTTACCTGGGTTTTTGGCAGCATAATACCAGTTTGTTGTATCCTCTGAATTATTCTTATAATCGTCGTAGTTCTTAACTTTACCGTAATCGGCACTTGTTGAACCAATACCAACACCTGCGTTAGCATTATTCAGTTGAGTGTCATCGGTTCTGACTACTTTTAGGACTCCACCATATGATAAGTATGATGATGCACTCATCCAATACTCATATTGACGGTCTGTAGAAAGTGGTTTACCAAACACACTTATTAAATCTTCTTCTGTGCTGATGTCAATTGCTTCATCAACAGGTCCAATTTGGAAAGGACCAGCGATTGCACCAATGTTGTCTAATACATTATCAGCTCTTCCTACTGTTAAGTCAACCTCCCTTACCAGTACTCCAGGAGATAATTGAGGAGTCGCCATGTTTTGTCTCCGTAGTCTCAGTTTATCTGAAAATATTTATTAAAAAGGGTATTTTCATTGGGGAAACTTGGAGTGAACTACCAATCTGGATATTCCCAATCTTTTATCTTTGGTTTCTTATGTTCTACAATTCTTTTAATAGTACATTCCTTACATTCATATGACCATGATGAAGGAACTGGTCCTCTCTTCTTTCTGGTTCTATAAAAACCCTCTATTAAATTTTTAGTTTTACCACAAACTCTACACCTTCTATCCTGTAGCAATAAATGACCTAATTTAATTTGATCATCTAATTCAATCATAGTACTTGAATAACTCCATAGCAATCAGGAATCTCATGAGTTAACTTATTTTCTATACCATGCTTTAATGTCATAGCACTCATTGCACAAGTAGAACATGCACCACCTAATCTTACCTTAACAAAATTAGTTTCATGTTCTATTTCTACAAACTCTAACCAACCACCATCTGCCTCTATGTAAGGCATAAGTTCTTCAAGAACCTTAATTACATTTTCTTCAGTTAGTTCCATTAGGAAACCTCACTCCTTCACAATCTTTTTTAGAACAGTAGTAAGTACCATCTCCTTTATCTTGGGTAAGATATTGGCATTCAGAAGTCCATTCATCCATAGACTCTCTGACTATCCTTTTAATTTCATCTCTTAACCATGAAGGTAATCTAACTCTCATTACATATACTCCCACATATGTGACATATCACCATACTCATCAGTAAACCACCTATCACCATTAGGATCAACAAAACTACCTTCATCTAATCCATCATTAATAAACCCAAATGGTGCCATGTCCTGTTCTATTGCGTTTTTTTGTTCTTCATACAGTCTCTTACGAACATCCTGATCTGTCAACTCTTTAAAGTAATCAGTTTGAACTAACCATCCATATATTACCAAACACATTGCAAGGTCATCATTACAACCTTCCTCTGCCTCAAATGAATTATGTTTCTGTATAAAAGTAGTAAGTTCAGATATAATCTCATAATCATTGAATACTATCTTATCTGCTTCTATTAAAGTCTTTAAGTTTAATGCACCAACCTTTTTAACTGTCTTGGACATCTTAACTCCAAGTTGTGTCTTTTTACCAGAGAATCCCTGACCAACAACTTGACCTGCTCTACCTCTCATGGAACACATAAGAAGATTTTCATACTCAAAATCAAAGTTTAGAATAGATGCAACCTGATCTCCTATATCATTCACTTCACACATTATAAATGCTTTATTATAATTCTTTGCTACCTCCCAAATAATATTAGGGAATAGCATAGGTTTAACTTCATTATTCCTATACTTTGCTACAATCCTATGAGGAAACTCTGTAATGTCTATAACAACAAAAGCAGAATAATCTTCACTAACTCCTCTTGCTACATCAACAGTCATTACATAATCATGCCCTTTAATAACTTCTTGATATACATCTAATCCAGCACTTCTTGTTTTTGGTTCTTCATAAACAAGGGTTCTTAATTTACTTGGTGCAATAAGAGTATCAACAGATCCTAAAAACTCACACTCAAACTCAATCTTAAATTGTTGTTCAGATGTGTTTGCAATAGTCTGTCTTCTCCATTCATCATCCCTACCTGGAACTTGAGACCAATGCACATCAGTAGGAACATATTCATT